GCAACCCCCGGTGAACTTGAGTTCATCTACGCCTATGCCTTCGCCGGTAAGGCGTTCAAGATCTTTGCAGCCACAAAGGGCAGCTTAACGATCAACAGCACGTTGGCAGAGTGGGAGGCTGCAGAGCTGCCAACCATCAACGGCTATCTGCCGATCACGGGCACCATTGGTAGCGGCACCTACAACGCCACGACTGGCAAGTTTGCGGCGCCAACCATTGCAGGCCAGTTCAAGGGCAGCGGCGCCGGGTTCACCTATGACGCCGTAGTGATCAAGGTGGCAGGTCGCACCAAGCCCCATTCAGTGGACATCCTCGATGTGCCTGTGGTGCTGGCGGCAAGTCAGGCAAAGCTTTATGAGCACACTTTTGTTGCAAAACTGTGAGCCCAGCTGTCAACATCACGCTAGAAGAAGTACCTTTTGCTATTCTGGAGGCGGTAAAGGCTAGAATCCTTGAAAATCGTCGAAAACTGGGCGAAAGCAGCAAGCGGAGACCGTCTACGCGGCCAGAGCCACAGTTTCGCATGTTTGGCGCGAGTGATCGTCGCTGGAGTAGACCGCGTTATGCGACGAATGTAGACGCAGAGGAGTATAAGGGGGATAAGCGGATTGTATATGTAACAACGGCCTGGGAATTGGGATTTAATTTGGTGAGCAGATGGAATAACGTAGCTGGCACTCAACTCACGCAAAAGTCAACTATACTAAAAAGTCTGCTTGCGGCAATCATTTTAGCTGAACCCGAAGCTTCGTATTTTGATCAAAGCACTCGCGTGTATAAAGTGTGGTACAAATATAGCGATGAAGGGATACTTCCGCCTTCGGCCGAGATTCCAGGAGATCCGGGTTCGTGGTTCGGCTATGATCCACTTACTACTGGTTTTACAAATGAACAAGTAGAAGCCATATACCAAACATCGTATAGACCGCAATGGATTCAAAGGGTAGCAGCGTTTTTAAGCGCATATGGAGGGAGGTATTTAGGCTTTCCTGAAGTCAGAAGGTCACAGATTGATTTAGTGCTTACTGGAAGCACAGAGCAGGTGTTCTCAGGAAGTGGATACGAGCGCGTTAGCACTGGTATTCTCGATGTCGATGTTTTTCAAGGTCAACACGTAGTCAAGATCAAAAGCTATCAGACGGTTTCAAATAGGTTCGACCTGGTTCTGGGCTCAAATCAGCTTGATGGAAGGCTTGCGGAAATAGGCGGAAACAAGTATGTCATCATTCAATCTAGTCAGACCAACACTAGCGAGTGCCTGGTGAGATTGACAAAAGAAGATTCTAGCCAAGGCATCCTTGATTACACAGCAGCCGGCTCAAGGGTGGACATTCTTGCGTATTGGGAAGAGTTCAAGATTTACCAGCGGCCAACAGCTGTCGCCCTCAGCGGCTACCAGCAGGTCATCCCTGGCTCTGAACTGCCATGAACGAAACACCACGGCCGCAGCCTGTCACCCTGACCGATCAGCAGGCCGCCTTGGTCGAAGTCGCCCAACTGCGCATTGCCTCCAATCGGCTGCGGATGACCGAACGACGTGAGAACGGAAAGCTGAAGGGCACCGTGGCGTGATGCCCAATGCCGTTCAATCTCTACCGCAGCAAGCTCACAGGGGAGATCCCTGATCTGCTGCCCCTGCTCACCGTCGATCAGCAGCCAGCCGATGAAGCCGACGGCGGCGGCACCGATGCTTCAGCCTCTGGCGGGTCCAACGATACCGGCACCGATGACCTGGCCGGATTGCGCAAGGCGCTGACTTCCGAACGCGAGCAACGACGCGCGGAGGCAGCCGAACTCAGGCGACTCAGGCGGGAGCTTGCGGAGGTTGGAGACAAGAACCCCAAGCTCCTGGAGGAAGCCAGGCAGAGGGTGCAGGAAGCGCAGGATCGAGCGGACGCAGCAGAGCAGCTGGCAAATGCCAGGGTTCGGGAGGCTGAAACAAAGCACGAGGCAATCCTCGCTAAGCGCACGGCGGACCTGGAAGCCAAGACACGAGACGCCGAACGGGCTGCGCTCAAGGTCAAGACAGAGCGGATCTACCTCGCCAATGAAGGCCGATCGGAGGCCAGCAGCATTGATGGCAGCACTCCCTTTGACTACATCTGGCAGGTCTTTGGCGGCCAGTTTGCGGAGGACGAGCGGGGGATTCACCTGATCGATGCATCGGGTAATCCGCAGATCGACAGCGAGACCGGGAAGCGCATCACGCCCGCTGATCTGTTCCAGAAGCTTCGTGACGATCCCGTGCACGGCGTGTCCTTCAAGCCTCGCTTCGGTAGCGGGTCCGGTGTACGCGCGGGGCGTGACGGCCGGGTGACAACGGCTGAACAGCTCGACGGACTCAAGACAAGCCAGCTGCTTCAGATCGGGCTGCGCAACGCCAGGAAAACGGCTTAAAGGCGCTGGGCAGTTTGAGGGCGTGGAGGCGGGATGCCCCACGCCCCGGCGTGACGCCGTTCATCCAACCTGCATCCGGTATTCATGGGCCTCACTTTCCTGGAGGCGCGGAAGAGCGAAGTAGACCCGCTCCGCCGCGCTCTCATCAATGAGCTTTCACAAGGCGAACTCCTCGGCATCATCCCCTTTGAGGATGTGGAGAACGGAGGAGTCCAGTACAACCAGACCGCCGAGCTTCCATCGGTCGTATTCCGTGGCGTCAACGAATCACTTCCAAGCAGCTACGGGGTGATCAATCCCCAGTTTGAAGCCTGGAAAATGATGGGCGGCGACATTGACGTGGACACGTCAATCGTCAACACCCAAGGCGAAGGAGAGATCGCCAAGCAGGTCACCATGGGCATTCAGTCCATGCGGATGGCCTTTGAGGACAAGTTCATCAATGGCGATGAAACCCTCAATCCTCGCGAGTTTGATGGCCTCAAGAAGCGCGTTCCGATTGGCTCAAGCCAGGCCATCAGCGCCGGCGGCGCTTTGTCGCTGACGAAGCTCGACGAGCTGATTGACGCATGCGATGCGGCTGGCGGGCAGCAAAAGGTCTTGGTGATGAACCGGACCATTGCTCGACTCCTCAACGCTGCTAGTCGCGACACCACAAAAAGCGGATTTATCGTGTACGACCGCGATCAGTTTGGCCGCCGTGTTGCCACGTATAACGATTGCCTGATCGTTCGTACGATGGTCAACGGGCAAAACCAAGAGGTTCAGCCGTTTACAGAAACCGGCAGTTCCACCAGCGTCTATTGCATCTCCTTCGGTGATCTGCTGACCACCGCTATCCAAGGTCGCGTCGGCCAGCAGTTTGGCCCCAGCATCAAACCCCTTGGCGAGGTTGATGACGCCCCGGTCAATCGCACCCGCCTGGAGTGGTACGCCGGACTTGCTATCTACCACGGTCGCTCTGTGGCGCGGCTTCATGGCGTCACCAACGCGGCTGTCATCGCCTAATTCACCTCGGAGGACACTCAACCATGGGACAAAGATCAACCGGCCTGCCTAATCGCAGGGGGTTTCTCCTTGACGCATCCACCGTCCTGGTGGGCTATGTCGCTGGCGGCACCAAGGGCCGAGCTTCCGCTACTCGCACCGGCGCAGCCCTGCTGCTGAACACCCGCCTCGAAGCCAACAACGCAATTCGCATCCTGGCTTCACCGCAGTCCAGTAACTCCGCCGGGGGCTGGATCATTGAGGCTGCTCATGTTCCCGAGGGTGGGGACCTGACGAGTGCCAGCACCTACGCCCCCATCGCAACAATCACCGTCACCGCTGGCCAGCCCGCGACCGAGGTGATCCTCGGCGGTGATCAGATCCGCAAGGCTGTCGCTACCGCTGGCAGCCTCACCGGCGACGTGCGGGTGGTGGCTGTCCGGGCTACCGCTGGCACCGGATCCAACGGCGTGGCGGTTCCCGCTGGGACCAACACCGTGATGATTCAACCGCTGGCGATGTGCTGAAAACCGGGGCCCAACAGGGCCCCTTCACCATTTGAGGCACCGAGATGAACACTTCGATCTGCCCGGGGATGACCGTAGCCGACACGCTGCGGGCCATGGGGCAGGACCCGCCAGAGGCGGAGCAGGGCCAGGAGCCGGCGCCCAAGCGGGCTCGCGCTGCTGGCGGGAAGTTCCGCGGCGACAACCCGGCGACGCCGGAGGTTAATGAGGCCTGGGAGCCGGAAAGCTGAGGCATGGCGCTCCCAGAAACCTACGCTTTCCCGATCGAGCAAGGTGCACCAGCTGAGCTGCACCTGAGGCTGAGAAGTGAGGAGTTGGAGGGCAATCCTCCAGTTCCCCTCACCGGATACAGCGCGAACTGGGAGATCTGGGATCCCAAGCGGCGGAAGAAATATGCAGAGGTGGCCGTGGATTGGCCTGATCGTCTCGACGGGCAGGTGCGCGGCAGGCTGACGGCTCAGCAGACACTGGCGATCCCCATTAAAGCGGGGAAAGCAATTCACGATCTACACCTATTCCCACCGGTTGGGGACAGTTTCTACCTAATCAAAGGCCCAGTCGTCGCTGAAGTTCGTGTTTCGAGGGATGCGCCGTGATCATCGAAGTCCTGATCCCTGGCATTCCTGGTCCGGCAGGGCCGGGAGGCACTGGCGGCATAGCCGCCTACGTACATCAACAGTCCACACCGGCGACGGTATGGACCATCAATCACAACCTGGGATTTCGTCCTAGCGTGGAGTTGTACAACAGTGGTATGCAGGAAATTGATGCAGACATTGCGCATCCGAGT